TAACCGAAGATGTTTTACCTTCCATTCGTAAAACAGGTACTTATCAAGTTCCTGATAATCCAATGGACGCATTGCAACTTATGTTCGACGCACAAAAACAAACTAAAGAAGAAATAGCGACTGTTAAAGCAGATGTTATTGATATCAAAGAAAATCAAAAGCTAGATGTAGGAGAGTACGGATTGATAACAAAAACAGTTCATCAACGCGTTGCTTATATCAGACAAATTCACGGACTACCTAATAATAAAGAAGTTAACAAACCTTTATATAGAGATATTAACAGTAACGTAAATACGATGGCTGGTATTAAAACAAGAACACAATTAAAACAAAAACATTTCGATGACGTAATGAATATGATCACAAATTGGTTTCCATCTCAATCAACAATGTATGTCATCAAACAATTAGAAATGGACTTTGAAAACGAAGTATAAGGAGTGATAGCAATGGAATACATTGGATTTGCGGACGCTATCGAGTTTGTGAAAATAAGTGGAATTTCTAAAAACGATTTAGAAAAGCACGTTTATAGCAATAAAGAGTTCCAAGAGAAATGTATGTACAGATTTGGCAAGAATCATAAACGCTACATCAAGATTAGACCGGCAATTGACTTTATAGAACAAAATTTAATGGTGTCAGAAACAGCACTTTAGAGGAGGTTTACCGATGAACAAACTACAACTCATTAAAATAGCACTCCTAACTGCACTTTTGGTCGAGGAAGTTAGGAATGCTAAGGGTGAAACTAAATACAATTACGATTCTATTAATGGCAAATGGAAAAGAAAAGGAAAAGCGACTATGCGTTCATAATACGCTTTATTAAATCCCATTCATCTTTTTCGTGCCAACCTTGATAAATATTTTTGACTTCTATTACTAATAGTCTATCCGAATCATCTAAATAAGGTTGGATTTTTTGAGTTATTCCATCAACTGATAAAGATGAATTTACTAAGTAAGCAGATTTCCAATAACTACAATAACCATTTGATATTTCATTTCTAATTACCTTAAGTACATCAGTATATTTTTGACCTGGACTATTAAGGTCATAAGTTATTAAATATTTACCCATATTTATTACACCCCCAATCTATCGCAGTAGCGATAAAAGAATTATAGCACGAAAACATGGAACAAAATTTAAATCGTAAAAAGGAGGTTACAAGATGAAGTACTTACTAAGTTATATGACTATGTTTATCGCAATGATCATCACATTACTTTTAGGAGGTGGTTTCACAACAGTATTAGGAATTGCGATGTTAACGCTAATCTTTAGCACATTCTTCTGGGAAAAGTGGCTTGAGATAACAAAAAAGACTGAAACTTGCGCCAACAAGTAACAGTCGAAATCGAAAGAATTACAAACATTACATGCTTATTATAGCACAGGAGGAAAGAAATGGAAGAGGTAATCACAGTCAAGTTGACTAGAGAAGAATACTCTCAACTAATCAAAAGCCAAATAGATTTAGATTTCTTGCAAAGTGACTATGACTTTTTAAACAAACGTTACGAAGATATGTGCGATAAATATTTTGAACTTAGAAAAGATTTCAGAAAAGCTATAGAATCATGCGAAACACAAAACGAAACAATCAAAGTCATGGATAGAACAATCGACATGCTGCATAAAGGAGTGGTTGGCATTGAAAGAAACAGTGACATACCTAATTAAATTGAAAGAAGCTCCTTTCGACCTGTATATCACTAATAAACCTAACAATGAAGAAGATACTTCTTATTCAAGAGATAGACGTAGAGCAAGAGAATTTGCAGGACTAGAATATGTGAGTATCGACATGACAAAGCACATAGCAATTAAAAAGAAAGTAACTGAAACAACTGAATATGAGGAGGTTGAGTATGACTGAAGAAACACTATTTAATCAATTAAATCAGAAAGATGTAAACGATCATGTAGAAAAGAAAAATGGTTTAACCTACCTAGCATGGTCATACGCTCATCAAGAATTAAAGAAGATTGACAGTAACTACAGTATTAAGACACATGAATTTGTACACCCTGACGTACCACTAGACAACTATTTTGTACCTTATTTAGCTACTCCAGAGGGTTATTTCGTACAAGTGTCAGTAACTGTAAAAGGACAAACTGAAACAGAATGGCTTCCAGTATTGGATTTTAGAAACAAATCTTTAACAAAGGGTAGCGCGACAACATTTGATATTAATAAAGCTCAAAAACGTTGTTTCGTTAAAGCTGCAGCGTTACATGGCCTAGGTCTTTATATATACAACGGCGAAGAAGTTCCAAGTGCTAACGACAATGACATTACAGAATTAGAAGAACGTATCAACCAGTTTGTAACTTTATCTCAAGAAAAAGGTAGAGACGCAACACTAGACAAAACAATGCGTTGGTTAGGTATTCAAAACATTAACAAAGTTACTAAAAAAGATATAGCAAATGCACATCAAAAACTAGATGCAGGACTAAAACAATTAGATAAGGAGAATTCAAATGTTAAATAGAGTTGTATTAGTAGGAAGATTAACGAAAAATCCAGAGTTTAGAACTACGCCGAGTGGAGTTGAAGTAGCGACATTCAC